ATGAACGAAGCTCAAATCATCTATTACGACTTGCTACCTGACTACACGGTGTCTGTGTTGGTCAAAGGTTGCGACGAATGGGATTTACTTAAATCCATGTCTCATCTTGAGTCTTGGGCTTCGTCTCAGTTCGCTTCTTATGAGTTGGTGTCCATCACCAACACGACCGTTGAACAACGTATCAATATGGGGGTGTTCGATGACTACTGCAACTAACATCCTTAAAAGTTTCGATGAGCAAAGCGTTCATATTGATTACCTGTGTTTTACGTTTGCCGTGAAAGACTTACGTCATTGTCATGATGCGGTTCGTCGATTGCACAAGCATGAGGAATACAAAGGCTTTGCCAAATCTGGACTGTTACAGCGTCACTGTCGTGCACCTAAGTTCCCTGCTCCACCTGTGTTTAATCCGACGGTCGCTCAGACTTCCGATGAGATTGATGCGTACAACAAAGCGTTTGATATCTGCTATCGCAATTACTTGGAAGATTGCTTGCGTATCTTCACCAATCAAGTGCTTGGTTTGTCGCTGTCTGCGCCTCGTGGTTTGGGTTTCCAGTTCTACACCGAATCCATGAAACTGACTTCGCCAGATGGTGAGGACTTCTGCGGCTTCGTTGGTATCGGCGGTAACAATGACACGGTGCATTTCCAAATCAACGGAACGGGATGCAAGCATGTATTTGCCCGTCGTCCTACGTGGTCGCTACATGACTGGCTGACCAATGTACTTGGTGTGCAAACTTTGGCGCGTGTTGACTTGGCCTATGACGATTACGACGGGATTTTCGATTGCGAATACGCTTACAAGGCGTGGCGTGACGACTGTTTCAGAACGGCCGAACGTGGTCGTGGCCCTGTGCTTCATGAAGATATGACCATTGCCAGTATCGGCAAAGATGGCAAACCGATTTACACCAAAGAGCAATACTCGATTGGTTCGCGTACCTCGCGCATTTACTGGCGTATCTACAACAAGGCACTTGAGCAGAAACTCGCGAACACTGGCCTTGTCTGGTACCGCTCTGAAGTCGAGCTGAAAAAATGGAATGTTGATGTGTTGCTTAATCCAGCTGGCGCGTATGCCGCGCTCAATGATTTCGCAGCCTCGATTTCTACTGCAAAGAAATTCAATACCAAACCTGTCCCGACTAAACGTGCGGCGTTAGACCTGTTGGCCTCGGCTCACTGGATGCGTCGCCAGTACGGGAAAATCCTGAACTCTTTAATCGAATTCCATGAGGGCGACATTGAAACCGTTGTCGGCTCACTCGTCCGTGATGGAACCAAATTCACCTTCCCCGATACCTACGGCAAGTTGGTGACACACATATTGGAGACCTAACAAATGGCTAAATCTGTTTTTGTCCTAGGCATGGACATCACTTGGAACTCGGCACGTGGTGACAGTGCACAACTGAACATCTCGCGCCCACTACGTGAAATTAACTCGGAGAAATTCAAGCGTCGCACCATTGGCGAATCTGGTGACGTAAACCCGCAATGGGATCAACCTTTGATGATTGAACATAGTTACGCCCTGCTCCTTGAGCGCACTGGCGCTCTGGTTCCTCGCCGTGAATACCAATTGCGCTTGGAGATTAACCCAGAAGACCCATTGGCAGGCGCTATCGTGACTGAGCTTATTCCAGTCGACCAAGAAATTAAGAAGCATTTTGAAGCTTCAATGAAGGCTAACTAAGAAATTTTATGTCTATTTGCGTAACGGTTATTGATGGTGTTTTACAACAAGCAACGAATGGCAGTTGTGAGCTCATTTTAATGTCAAAAGAACAAGTTACGCAGTTAGTTGATGGTCAATTTGATTGGTCATTACTCGAATTTGACAAGGAACTGTACGAATACGTTTTAGGCCAGTCCCTTGTCACTTTCATCGGCGGCCATGTCTTAGGCCGCGTACTTAAATACTTTGGAAAATAATAGGAAAAACAGCATGAAATACATGAATCAAGTACAGAGCTTTTTCACTAACAAATACACACAAGCGGGTGTGGCAATGTCGCTTTCTGTTCCGGCTTTTGCAGAAGGTAACGCTAACGTTGAAGCCATTAACGGTGCTATCGATGGCGGTAAACAGATGGTGTCTTTGACCACTTCTGGCGTTATCGGTATCGCGGCTCTTGGCTTCGGCTTGGGGATGGTTGTTGCGTGGCTACGTAAATAATGATCCTCTCTATCGCTTTGGCCTCGTTAATATCTCTGTCCTTTTTATACGGGGTCTATACAGGCGTTATATCTGGTTAAGGGGAGCTTAAAGCTCCCTTTTTTCTTCTCAGTAATAAGGTGATTTCATGCGTTTTATAGCTCCCTTCTTATTACTTCTTTCACCACTGGCCTTTGCTAATGAATGCCCTGACGGTGAGCAAATGTATCAAGGCCAATGCCGCACCACTTGTGAAATCTTGGCTCAAGACTCTAGCCCTAGAGGTATGCGTTGGGATGGTACGGTTTGGGGTGATGCGCCTACTGGTTACTGTCGTGGCTCTGGCTCATCGGGTTGTGAACTTCGCCGTACAGGGGTAACCATTCAAGTTGATAGTTCAGTTTTCTGGCAAGGTGACTTTAAATATACAGGTGCATCTTGTTCTAATGTTGGTGAGTACACCGGAGATTCTCCTTGGACCGAACCTGACGATGGTAACTCTAACGATGGTTCAGGTAATGATTCTGGTGACGGGTCTGATGGTAATACAGATGGTGGTGATGACCTCGACCATGGTGGCGGTGGCAATGGCGGTAACTCTGGAGCTGCTTATCCAGACAGTAATCATCCAATAAATCACTTGCGCTCTATCCAAGAAAAACAGGTGATTTCTAACAACCTCTTAAACCGCAATACGAATGAAATCATCGAAATGAATGCCTCGGTGACGAACAGGTTGACGGATATCTATTCCCACTTGAGCACTGAGCAAGTCAGCACGAATAACTATCGAAACGAAATCAAGACGGGCGTTCGTGGCATTACGCATGAGTTCTATGAAACCAACTCTACGCTTAAAGACTTACTCGATACCATGAACTCGATTGACCGTAAGACATCCACTGGCTCTAACAGCAATGTAGACCTTTCGCCTTTGATTGCCAGTGCCGCTGAAATCGAGAAGCACACATCAGGTACTTACTGGTTCTTAGATGCTATGCGCAAGCAAGTTGATTCGGTTGCGGACAATACTGGCGCGATTAAACACCAAGTCACGCCAGTATTAGAAAACATCGAACAACGCATGGCAAGCAGCTCCCAGAGCTCTCGTATTTTCCGTGATGGCGTCCGTAGTGATACTCGCGGTATCAAAACCAACACCAATAACATTAAGAAAGAAGTCACCAACACAAAGAAAGCCGTTCAAGCTACGACTAAATCCGTGGATGCGGTTAAGACAGCCATTGAAGATCAAACTGCTTCTCTAGATACCATTCTTAGTCGAATTGAAGAAGCTATTGGAAGTGCTGATGGCTCTGGCTCCACTGGTGGGGTTAACTCAGACGTGGTAAGCAAACTTGGCGAACTTCAAGGCACCACGGAACAATTCGGTAATCAACTTGGACAATCACTGGATGGTATTCAAGATGCGATAAATGGACTCAATGATGGTGGTCAATTCCATGCTCCACCAACTGGCGATGGCTGGTCACATGGTACGGCAATTGGTGATGCGGTCGATGGCCTGATTGATGACATCGATAAACTCAAAACGAATCTCAAGGACATGCAGTCCAAGTCCCCTATTAATCTCGGCCAAATGAGCTTCAACGACGGCAACTATTCCGGTGAAGCCTTCACGCTTTCTCGTGCATCTTGGAATGTGGATGTGCGCTTTAACCTATTCAACACACTTGGCACGAACACAAGCACCATTCGCAACGTGATCATCTTTGCCGCTATGTTGATGGCCGCTTTCATCATCTTATCGTCAGGACGCAAAGGAAGTTAACATGGAATTCATTTACGAAGCCTTTCAATACATTGCAAATGTGTTTGGCTCTATCTCTGACTTCTTCATGTCTATTCCCGACTTAATATTGGAAGTCTTTACCTATGCTTGGTACTGGGGTATCAAACTTTATCTGTCCATCAAAATCTCTATGGTTGAGATGGCCTACGAAATCGCTTCAATGATACTGACGGATTACGAAGTCTATACGGTTCTTAACGCGGCGTTTAACAACCTAGCGCCAGACCTCAGACACGCGGCCTATCAACTCGGTGTTGTCGATGCCATTCGAATTGTTATCGATGGACTGGCTACCGCCTTTGTTCTTCGAATTATGGGGTGGTGATTATGGCTGTTATCTTTCGTCACGGCTCAAATGGTTCCTACAAGTCTGCTTATGCGACTTGGTTTGAAATCCTCCCTGCACTTCGTGAAGGCCGCTTGGTTGTCACCAATATTGAAGGCTTACGCCCTAAAGAATCTATCGAGAAAATTCTTGGGGAAACCTTTCCGGCCAGTGCCAAACTTATAAGGATCTTTACGCGTTCAAGTGAAGGTGTTCACCTTTGGCAGAACTGGTTTAACTGGATGCCGACGGGGGCATTGGTTGTTATCGATGAGTGCCAGGACTTGTACTGTCCAGAAGCAGGTTTTAAACGTGAGAAGTTTTTAGCTCGTCCGTTCTCAGAGTTCGAAGACATCTTACCAAAGGGCTTTGGTGAGTTGTTCCATTCTCGTTGGCTACCCATTGACCCTGATTCGCTCGATGAGAGTGACTTAGACGATTGTGAGCGTACGCAGCTGGACGAGAACAACCGTCTGCTCTACCCGTTCGATTTCTATGGCGCTTTCATGCGTCACCGAAAATACCAATGGGATGTGATCATGCTGACACCGGATTACAGTGCAATCCCAACATGGCTAAAAGGTTGTGCGGGTGAAGCCTATTCACATCGTTCTACGGATACCTTCTTTCGTAAGCGTAAGCCGCGTATCTATAACCATCGTCCTAAAGCAACTAAGACCGACCCGACGACCAAAGCTGACTACGCCAGCTGCAGCAGTAAGAAGATTCCTGTCGATGTGTTCGCCCTGTATCAATCTACAGGTACGGGGGGATTCAATGAAACTAAGTCAGATATCTCTATCTTAAAGTCGCCAAAGTTCCTTTTGGCCATGCTCATTGGCGTGTTGGCCATTCTAAAATTTTTCTGGGATTTGTATGTATTATCTAATAGTGATGTGGATTCGGCTCAAACAGTTCCTACGCAAGTTGAAACTGCTTCAGCGTCCTCTTTACCTACTTCGCCTACTCTATCAATACCTCAAGCCAATACTGGTTTGGCTCGGTCGGACGCTTCTGGGTTGGATACTAGCAATGCTCATACTCAAACTAGTCATACGACTATTCCTCATGGTGTAAATCCATTCTTTGAAGCACTTCCAATGTACAACGATGCGAAGTCTTTCTATCTCACGGGTATAAACACAGTAGCTAACACGCATGATTATCTGTTTCGCATCGATAGAGGTAGAGATACCTATTACTTGCGTTCACAAACGTTAGCGAAGTTTGGATATGAGTTTGAGTTAATTGATGAATGCTTAGTGATGGTGAAATCCAACACCATCAACGCACTGCTAACTTGTCCACCAAGCATTAACTACGACGCGAACGAACCGGACAAAGAAATGCAGCTAACGGGTGTTCAAAGTGGTGTTGATATTTTCAACTTAAATGAGGGCTAACGTATGAATCGAAATAAAAGGTACGAACAACGCATGAAGCAAAACGGTTTTAAGAAGATAACGATTTGGGTGCCTTCTGATAAAGAGTCCGATGTAAAACAAGCTGCATCGGCCATGTGTGAAGATGAAAGCCTAACAATTGGCGTACTCAAGAATATAAACACGGGTCGCATGGTATCAATGCACTAAATAACGCCTGTCACTGGTGACGTTGCCCCGCAGGGATAAGCAAAGCACGAAGTGCAAGCGAAGCACCAAGCCGCCCACGGAACCCATATTTTTGTATCAATAGCTAATCGGCGCGGTTAGCCTCCTTATCTAAATGGCTGACCACTCCCCACTTCCTGCTAAGCCAACCTTCCAGAGCCTAACCACGAGAGAGGTGCGTCTTGCTACTGCAACCCATCGAACCTTGAGTTAGGCTTCGTTTCTAATTCGTAGTCCTTGATCTCCATTCCAATTAAACGTAGTTTCTTGTGCGCTAGGTTTTATATGTCAAGGATATGAAATGGCTAAGTTTTTAAATACAAGTGCTACAAACTACTACCTCGAAGAACTCATCAAGAACGCATCAGAGAGACTGATTCTAATCAGCCCTTTTCTAAAGCTAAACGACCGCATCAAAGAACTGCTAGAAGACAAAGATCGTTTAAAGATCGATATCAGAATTGTCTATGGCAAGAGTGAACTTCAACCTGATGAAATTAACTGGCTTAAGGGTTTATCTTTCGTGCGTACGAGTTTCTGTAAGAACCTTCACGCCAAATGCTACATGAACGAAAGCTCATGTATCATCACGAGCTTAAACCTGTATGAGTTTAGTCAGGTAAACAACAACGAAATGGGTATCTTCATTGACCGTGACGAAGATGCAGAAATTTACAAAGACTCATACGAAGAGGCTCAACGCATTATTCGTATTAGTGACGAGGTTCGAATATCACTCGAGAAAGTTCAAGCTGCTGCCGTTGAGACTGCGAACAGCGAAGAATCAGAGCCAGAACAAGACCAAAGCAAGGTCACTTCGTCCAAGTTAGCTAAGAAGCACAAGCTTAAAACCGATGACTTCCTTAAGCTGTGTGTAACCAAAGGCTATCTATCGTTTGATGATGGAAAACATTCATTGACGGATGCGGGTAAATCTTCCGGTGGTGAGTTCAAATACAGTAAACGTTTCGGTCCTTACTTCATCTGGCCTGAATCATTAGAAGTTGTTTAACGTCATTGGCCTGTTCCGACCGCGAGAGTCGCGCAGACTAAGCAGCGAGCGCGGGAGGTAAAGGCCAAACCCCCGTATCTGTATTACGGGGGTAAATTCGACTATCTCTATGAACTTTTTGATTTATCCTGTTTTTTAAGCAAATCAGTCACTATATCTTTGAGTCCGGAATCGTCTATTTTTGGAGCTGATTGTTCATAACTTGTTTCAATCAACCTTTGTATCAAGGCCATTTTACTCTCGACTCGTTGCTTGAGAATTTGTTCTTCTGTTAAATTATTTAAGTCATTACTTTGAGCCTCTACACAATCTTTAACTAAATAAGTGACCTGCTGTGTTTTTGCAATGTTATTAAAGTTTGATGTCAAAAGATTAATCAATAAATATATAACTGATGTTAAAGCGCCAAGAATAAAGACGTTAATAAATATGACTGGTAGTCTGCTTACCAGTAAAGTCCATAAATCAAAGTTAAATTGATAATTATCTACAGTCGCCATAGCATTATTATAAATAACATAACCAACTATCGTTGTAATCACTACAAACGCGAATAGCAAAATATAATAAAGCTTATTTTGTTTTCTAATTTCTTCCTTAAAAGAAGAGAAATCTTCACTAAATTTAGATTCTTCTTTTTTGTACTTTTTCAAATTATTTCTAATTTCTAGTAAATCGTTCTCTTTGTCATTAATTTCTTTTCCTAAATTTTGTAATCTGTTTTCACTTTCTTTTAGTTCTTTAGAAAGATTCTTTGTTATCGCTATATTTTGTTCTAACTCCTCATTAACCACCTTTAAATCAGCTCGGGACGACTCAACGTGAGAACGTGTTTGCTTCAATTGAGTTTCTTCAACTTGTGTTGTTTCATGTAGCCTTTCATTGGTTTCAATAAGGTTTTTAATGTCTTGAGTTAATGAATCCTTTTCTTCATTTAGATCACTAATTTCTTGATTAAGCTCTTTAACAAAAGTCTTTTCATCGCTTTTGATCCGTGAAACAAGGTTTTGAGTGTCCCCTATTAGCGAAACTATATCAGCTATATTTCTTCCACAGATCTTAATTTTTATAAGTCTATATTTATAGTCACGATTACAAGATACGATTATTGCTAAAGGTATTTCATTTATCTCAAAGCTATACACCGTGTCATTGTTAATTATGTCTCTTTTTACAGCGTGAACCGTTTTTGAAGATTGATCACCCAATAATAAAGATAACTTTATGTCAGAATCTTCACCTTTTATCTTCATCGATATCGATTTAACAAAGTTTACTTCCGTGTTGTCATATAGATCTAATCCATCATATAAATTGAAGAAAGGACTATTGTAGTTTGGACCACGAAAATATCCTTCTTCATCTTGATAGCATCGGTTATCTGATATCACTTTATTAATTTTTAAGTATCCAGTTGTAGCGATATTTTTAATTTTAGAAAAAACTTCACTGTACATATTATTAACTATATTATCATTAAATGTTGTAGGTTGAGTTTATTGTAGCAGTATTTTAAAAGCTCCAACATTGCTTTTAATGTTGGAGCTTGTGCTGTTATAGCCAGTTTTTCATCACCCTCGCATACTTTAGGATTTGGTGAGCTACTTCAATATCATTTGAAGCTCCTAGTTCAAGTAACGCTACTCCAATCAAAACTTGTTGAGCAGTCACCAGTTGGCCAGTTGGAAGCTCTAAGCGATCATGTCTCATCACGAAGTTTTTCCAATCTTCACAGATGCTGAGTTCTCTGCCCTTGTTCATTCGCATTAGCCTTCTACACTCTGGAGGAATAGTTTGCCCCTTATCCCACTGTTTGATCGTCCTCACACTTTTCAAACAAAGTTCAGCAGCTTCTTCAACGGTTAAACCACATTCAAACTCACGAAAAATATAGTTTTTAGTCATTTCGTGATACTTCATTGAATTGCCCCTCAAAAGAGAGACATTTTATAGGATGCGAATATGCAACCGCATTCAACATAAGCGCCCATAATGCGCACTGGTATAGGGATTCTTTAGGACTTGCAATCACAGCACAAGTCATTGAAATGCTTGATAATCCAAGTCTATCAAACTTTTTTGCAATTCATTCCCATGCTACTTCTATCTATGGATTATAGAAACCAATTGATTTGCGGTAACTCGGTCTTGCTTACTTTAAACTGAAGGTTCACGAACCAGTTGTTATATGTATGCGAATATATTTTTCAGGATGTTTGTAACGATATCGCTTACCGATTTTTAAGTTTGAACGAGCAAAACGGCAAACTTTTGTATCTCCGCTTCCAGTAACTCGTTTTACTATTGCTACTTTTCCTTTATGTTCCATTTCAATCATTAAATCGCAATAACCATCATATTGGTCGAACTGCTTATCGACTTTCTTTTGTAGAGTCGATTTGATTTTCTTAGCCACTGGATTTGTTTCTGAATCATCGGCCAATGTTGATGCTGTGGGTAACAATAATAAAAATAAAGTGACAACGTATCGCATTCGTAAATCCATTTTTGATAAATGGACTGATTGTAATTTTTTATGCGTCAAATGCTAAAACGGGACGCAATTTTGCGTCCCGTTTAACGTAGATAAGTAATTGATATGTCGGCTAAGCTTGTTTCTTGCCTTTATTGGCTTTGAAACCTTGATGAGGAAAAACATTTCGAATTCGTTGTTGAACTTTCTTTGGTACGTCTTTAGAAAAGACCAGCCTCATTCCGGAGCGTTGGTTGTACACTTTGAGTTCACCAGTAAATGGGTCATGTTCGCCAATATCTTGTAAGTTATGTTTAAAAGATGGAGGTATATGCCCTTTTACCTTGCTCAAGTGGCCGTCATCAAAACTCACTTTTAACACGGGTCTATCCACGGCGATCAACCAGAATATGACGATTGCAGCAATTAATATCACATATAGCAT